TGCAATTCATCGAAAGGGAACCGAGCGCCTTCGGGTCGCGTGAAGTTCGTTGACGACGGTCGCGACTGGTTCGCGACGCGCCGCAACTGAATTTTTCTGATCGGTTAGTCTCCGTTCCACCCCGCGCTTTAGTGCCAAGATTTTTCCCCAAAAACACAGAAAAAAAGCCCCGAAAGGAGGAAACAAGATGAGCGCAGCGACCCTGTTCGCCGTCCCTGAACCAGTCCTAAAGCCGGGTAGATTGTACGAAGAAACGGCAAAAACTGTACGTCTAATCGAAAATACGCCCGGCATTGCAACAAGCCTCGCGGGACAGTGCGGACTCGCTCTGCAGCTCGCCCTCGAAGCCGACAACCTCGACCCCACCGAAAAGGCGTACGCGCGCGTAAAGGTGTACGAAGCCCTATCGGGCATCCTCGATCGACTTCACCAGGCGATCGAAGGCGCGGGCGCTGCGACCGGCTCACAGCTCGCCGCCGTCGTGAGCCTCGTTGTAGCCGACGACGAGGACGACGAAGGGGCGAACCTGTGACCACAGCTCTACCGAAGCCGTTTCGCGTCCTACCAGCACCGGCGCACTGTCCCGATCCTGATCCCGATTACCCGCATAACGAGGGTGGGGAAGTTGCGAAGGTTGCGCTACTGATGGGCATACGCCTACAGCCGTGGCAACGCCTCGTCCTAAACAGGGCAACGCAATACCGGTGGGAAACGAACGCCGTCGGCTCGCGGGTACGTGCGTACAAGTACAAGACCGTCCTTGTGACTGTCCCGCGACAGTCTGGGAAAACAACCCTCGTCGGCCCCCTGCAGGTGTTCCGCATGTTGCTACGGCCCGGCTCCACCTGCCTATACACCGCGCAGACCGGCGCGGATGCATCCGAGCGCATCCGCGACCTTATAAAGGCCGTGACCGACTCGCCCCTAAGTGAGATCATTACGCCCCGCTACTCATCGGGTAGCGAAGGTCTGACAATCAAGGAAACGGGTAGTCAGCTACGCCGGTTCTCGCCGACCCTATCCGCTGTGCACGGCGGGCACCCGCACTTGGTCACGATGGACGAGATCTGGAAGTTTGACAAGTATCTCGGAGACGGTCTCATCGGAGCTATTGGCCCCTCGCAGGTCACCATTAGGCAAGAAGCGCAAATCTGGATGATCTCGACGAAGGGCACTGCCAAGAGCGAATTCATGAATGAGCTGATAGAACGCGGAATCGACGGGTCAGATCCGGCGCTGTGCTTTATTGAATGGTCGATGCCAGAAGGGCGCGACCCGTACGACCCCGAGACCTGGCACGTCTTCCATCCCGCCCTGGGCAACACACAGAGTGCCGACTCGCTCGCCGCTGACGCGGCCCTGCCCTATGCCGAGTGGATGCGCGGATACATGAACGTTGTCATCTCAACGGAAGACCCGCTCATTCCCCTTGAGGACTGGGATCACCTCGCAGGTGAGCCGACGATCCGCCCGTCTCTCGATGACGTTGCGATCGCGTATGACGTTGGCTCGCTAGGTGAGTGCGCCGCTGTCGTCGCCGCGTGGAAAGACGAGGACGGGAAAACCGCGATCCGCGTCGTACGGCAAGCGCCCGGCGCGGCGTGGCTCGCCCCGTACGTCGCCGACCTCGCCCGCGACTATCCGAATATGGGCATATGGGCAGACGACGGCGGACCAACCCGCCGGGTAACAGCGGACCTGCGAGAACGCCACGACCTAGACGACCGCATTAATACAATGAGGTTCGGTGATCGCGCGATCGCCGACGGGAACCTACTCGCCGCTATCACAGAAACAAAGACGATACGGCATGACGGATCGCGCGCCCTACGCGAGGCAATCGCAAACGCCGTGACCAAAGAGACCAACGGCTCGCCCATGCTGTCCCGCGACAAGTCAAGTGCGCCGATCCCCTCACTGATCGCCGCGTCGGTCGCCGCATACGGTGTCGATCACCCAACCGAAGCAATGTGGGTACTCGCCTAACCCCGAACGCCCCCGCCCTAACCCCGAAGGGCGATAATTTGGCACCCCGAGCGCCGCGACGCGCATCATGGCCGCATGACTTGGACGACGCGCATCATGGCCGCATTTGGGATCACCCGCGCGAAAGACGCGGGCGCGGCGCTCGCCGCTGTCACTGCCCCGGCTCGCCTTCCCCCGTTCGGCGACCCTCGCAGCATGACGGCGGTCTATCGCGCCGTTCAAGTCATCGTCTCCGCCGCCTCGCAACTTCCCCTCACTGTAGAGCGCGGCGGCGCAATCATCCCGCAAGGATCCGTCCCGTCGTTCGTGCGCCGCCCCGATCCTCGAATGGGCCGCGCCGAATGGATCACGCACATGGTGTCGGCAATGGTCCTTCACGGCAACGCCTACGCGCGTATTGAACGCGACAGCGCGGGCAACGTGATCGCCCTGCGCCCCCTCGACCCGCGCGCCGTCATGGTCACGGTCAATCCCACCACGCACGCGATCGTGATCGGAGCCGAAGGACAGACCCTATCCGCCGCCGACGTACTGCACGCCCACCTGCAGCCCGAAACCACCGGCGCGCCTTTCGGGCTTGGCCCAATCCAAGCGGCCCGCCTCGATCTGCAGGGCGCGCGACAAACCCGCGACTTCGCCGCCCAGTGGTTCGACGGCACGGGACAGCCGACCGGCATCCTCTCATCTGACGCGGCATCCTATGAGGACGCGGTTCGCGTCCGCAACGCGTGGAACGGCCTCGACGACAGCGGAAACCGTGTTGACCAGTCGCTAAACCCATCCGGCGTGAAGGTGTTGCCCAAGAACTTCACGTATGCGCCGTTGTCGATCAGCCCCCGCGAAGCGCAGTGGCTCGAAGCACGCGAGTTCGACACACTTCAAATTGCTCGCCTGTTCGGCATCCCCTCAACTCTGATGCTTGCCGCGCCTTCCGGCGGGTCGATGACCTACAGCAACGTTGAACAAGACTGGATCTCGTTCGTGCGTTTCTCGCTCATGTACTACCTGCGACCGCTCGAAGAAGCCCTATCCGACGTGGCCGCGCGCGGGCAGGACGTGAGATTCAACCTCGAAGGACTGCTTCGATCGGACACGAAATCAAGGTACGACGCGTACGCCGTAGCCCTCTCATCCGGCTTTATGACCCTCGATGAGGTCCGCGCCCTTGAGGGCCGCGACCCACTCCCCACACCGAACGGAGATACCACCAATGACTAGCCCCGAGATGCACCGCCGGTCCTACGAGATCCGCGCCGTCGCCGACGACGACGGACGAACAATCAAGGGACTCGCCGTACCTTTCGAGACCGAGACCGAGATTATCCCAGGGTTCCGCGAAAAGATCTCGCGAGGCGCGATCAACCTCGACACAATGCCCGCCCTGTTCTACCGACACTCGGAGCCGATCGGCGTTATCACAGCGATGAGCGAACAGCCTGACGGCCTGATGATCGAAGCGCGCGTCTCTGACACGGCGCTCGGTCGCGACGCGGCAACCCTCGCACGCGACGGCGCAATCAAGAGCCTGTCCATTGGATTCTTTGAACGCGAATACACCGACTCGACGACGGAGGACGGCGCGACCCTGCGAACACAGACCGCGATTGATCTTCGCGAGGTCTCACTAGTGCCCATCCCCGCATACGAGGACGCGAAGATTACCGCCGTCCGCGAAGCACAGACCCCCACAACCCCCACCACAAACACCACGAAGGGAACCCCCATGACCGACCAGATCACCCGCGCCGACCTCGACACTCTCGCCGACGCATCGACCGACCTCGCCCGCCGCCTCTCCCTCCTCGAAGCAACGGGCACCGCATCCGCGCCCGCGCCCACCGAAACGCGATCCGCCGGTGCACTCATCCAGGCCGCCGTTAACGGCGACGAGACCGCCCGAAACGCTCTCGCCCCGTTCGTCGGTCGCGCCGTGAACACCACGACCGCCGCCGACGCTCGAATCAATGAACCGACCTTCGTTCGCGATCTCGTTCGCCTCATCGACAACGCAAACCCCCTGATGAGCCTGTTCTCCACCGGCTCCCTTCCCGCTGACGGCAACACCCTTGAGTATGCGCGCCTCAAGGCGAACACACTGTCCGTGACGGAACAGGCAAACGAGGGCGCGACCCTTCCGACCGGCGGCATTGAAACCGAGGTCGCGAATTGCACCGTCAAGACCTACGGCGGCGGCTCTGTCATCACGCGACAGGTTATTGAGCGCGCGCGAACGAACGTCCTTGATCTCACCCTGCGAGGTCTCGCGATCGAAGCCGGTAAGAACCTTGCAAGCGAGTTCGCAAAGTTCTTCGAAAAGACCGTCAAGGGACAGAACGCTAAGGCGATCGTGTCCACTAAGTTGGCGAACGAACTGAAGTGGGCGGACATCCTCGGCATCATGCTTGACGCATCCGAGCGCTTCGAAGATATCGCGATGGCATGTGACGGCCTCATCGTGAACCGCGAGACCTTCGCCGCCCTCGCATCCCTTGAGGACAAGTCCGGACGGCCCCTGCTGACCGTGACCGGCAACAATGGATCTAACACGATCGGCACCGTTTCCGCCGCTGGTCGATACATTAACCTTGACGGCCTAAAGGTTGTGACCAACCGGCACCTGACCGCTACCGGCATGGGTGAGGGCGCTGTCGGCGCGTTCTACAATTCCGAGGCCCTGCGAGTCTACACGTCCGGCTTGGCATCCCTGCAGGACACCGGCGTTCTCGACCTGACGCAGACGTTCTCCGTCTACCAGTACGCAGCAATGGCAGACGAGATCCCGAGCGCCCTCGTTCCCCTCAAGCTTTCGAGTCACCTCTGATGCTCACCAGCGAAACGCTCGCCGCCTTCGTGGGCGCGCCCACCTCTGACACGTACCTCGCAACGTGCGTGACCGAGGCGACCGAGCTTGTTACTCACGCGATCGGCGCGGCGACGGTACCCGAGTCGGTCCGCGACCTCGCAACGCGCGAGGTCGCCGCCGACATCTACCACCGCCGAAGCGCCCGCAACGGAGTCGCCGGGTTCGATGACAGCGACATCGCGCCCGCGCCCGTGCGGATCAACCGCGATCCCATGGTGGCCGCGCGCCCGATCCTGCGCCCATATCTCGGGGTGGCGATCGCATGAGGACCAAAGAAGCCGCCGACTACGTTGCTGCGATGATGACCGAAGCCCTGCAGGGCCTCGCCGTCGTTGTCCGCGACCCCGAGGACGCGACCGGGCACATCCTCGCGGGCACGCCGACCGTCGTCGTCGGACCGCCGACCGTGCAAGCCGACGAGCACGCCGCAATCGAAATGCGGTTCGAAACGCCGATTATCGGCGCGCCCGTCAACGACCGAGAAACCGCCTGGGAATCAATCGACGCAATCATGACGGCGCTTCGCGGCCTCGTCGAATTTGACCGCGCAAACCCGATCCAATGGCAGGGCGCACAAACCGCATCCGCTCCCGCCTACCTCCTGACCCACACCCTCACACTCATCACAGAAGGACACTAACCATGCCTGAACCCGCTAAGACCCTCAAGGTCGCACAGACCCTCGGCCCCGGCTCCCTCAAGTTCGGCAAAACCGGCTCTGAACTTGAATTCGCCGCCCACACCACAAAGACCGAGTATGACCCTGGCTATTCCAACGCCGAATCAACGCCCATGCTCGACGGCTCCACCTTCCAGCCTGAAGGCGAGTGGAAGGGCAAGATTACCGGGACGTTCTTCCAGTCCCTCACGATGAGCGGACTCGAAGCATGGACTCACACCCACGCTGGTGAAACGATCGACTTCGTATTCACGCCTAAGACCGGGGCGGGCAACCTCAAGCTAACCGGACAGTGCGTGATCTCCCCCGTCAAGATCGGCGGCGACGCGGGCAAGACCAACACGACCGACTTCGAATTCTCCGTTCTCGGTCGCCCGAAGATGGAACCCGCCGCGTAGTGGGTGGCCACAACTTCAAGAGTTTCCACCTTGAGGGCGCACGACAAATGCGCCGCGCCCTCATAAAGGCCGGTGACGACCTGACCGACCTTAAAGAAGCTCACCGCCGCGCCGCCGAAATCGTGACCGCCGCGACGCTACGCGCCGTGCCCCGCGTGACCGGCAAGCTCGCCCGTACTGTGCGCCCCGGCGCAACGAAAACCGCCGCGACAGTACGGGCGGGTGCACGGCGCGCCCCCTACGCGTTCGCCGTTCACTGGGGACGCATGACGTGGCCGTCAAAAGAAGCCCAACCGCGCCCGCCGCGAACGCAGCATCAAGCGTTCGTGTACCCGCGCTATTACATCACGAAGCCCGCGTCTGACACCGAAGCAACGTGGGTAAAAGAATACCTAGCAAGCGTCAACAAGATCGTTGACGAAACAATGAAAGAAGCCCAGCCATGAAACGCTTTACCTTCGATCTCGAAACCACTGACGGCACCATTCACAACGGTGTGCGCATCTTCGCCGCCGATCGCCTCAAGGCCGTGAAGATCGCACGCACGAACGAAATCCCCTGGGAGGACGGCCCCGAAGCGCACGCCCTCCTAATCTTCGCCGCCGTCCGCCGCCTCGGACTCACCAACGCCGACAACTTCGATGACTGGATGAACGAAGTTGTTGACTTCGCCCTCGGAGCGTCCGACGACGCGGACCCTACGACACCGACGGCCTGACGCGCGCCGTCGTCGCCCTCGCAATCAGATCAGGGATACCCGTCGAAACTTGGCTAGACGGAGACCCCGCACATCTTGACATCGCACTAGACCTACTCGAAACGGAGAACACGTAGCATGGCCGGTAAATCCGCGATCCTCGCCGTGAAGATCATTAGCGATGCCAAAGAAGCGGTCAGCGGGTTCAAGGAAACCGCCGATAGCGCCGACGGCCTCGGTGGCAAGTTATCAGCCATTGGGCCGGGCGCTCTCGCCGTTGGCGGCGCGATCGTTACCGGCGTTGTCGCCGTCGGAAAAGAGCTGTACGACCTCGGCGCACGTTTCGATGATGTTGCAGACACGATCCGCGTCGGCACCGGCGCAACAGGCGAGGCGCTTGACGGCCTCGTCGATGTTGCTCACAACGTAGCGACGACGATCCCTACCGAGTTCGAAAAGGCCGGTACCACCGTCGCCGACGTAAACACCCGCCTCGGACTGACCGGCGATACCCTGCAGACAGTCGCATCGCAATACCTCGAAGCCGGGCGCATCCTCGGTACCGAAATTGACATCGCCGGGACATCCGCCGCCTTCAGCGCCTTCGGTATCCAAGGCGAGGCCGTTTCGGGTGCACTTGACGAGCTGTTCCAAGTCTCGCAGGCAAGCGGTGTCGGCATGAACGAATTGGCTTCGGGCGCGCAGAAGAACGCCGAAGCTATGCAGGCAATGGGTTTCGGTTTCGAAGACACCGTGCGACTCATCGGCACGTTCGATAAAGCGGGCATCGACTCAGCCGCGACCCTCGGAGCCATGCAAAAGGGCTTGACCGGCCTCGCGCAACCGGGCGAAGACATGCAAGCGACCTTCCAGCGCGTGACCGGAGAAATCGGGAATTACATTGCCGCCGGTGACGAAGCAGCCGCCCTGAATCAAGCTAAAGAGATCTTCGGCGCGAAGGGCGCGACGCAGATGGTGTCCGCTCTCAAGACCGGCGTTTTCACAATGGACGATCTGACGGCGGCGACCGGGCAGACGCAAGACACGATCCTCGGTGTTGGGCAGGAAACGATGGACGCTGCCGAAAAATGGCAGATCCTCAAAAACAAGGCGCTCGACGCTTTGGAACCGGTCGCATCCGGCTTGTTCGACCTCGCCGGTGACGCACTAGGGGCCGTGCTCGACTGGATCGAAAACGCCGATTTTTCGGCGATCACGGGAATATTTGAGTCCTTCGGCCCCGCAATCGACGCTATCAAGAGTGCATTTAGCGGCTTCGATACTTCAAACATGAGCGCCGCGTTCTCGGGGCTGCAGCCCATCCTCGAAACGATCGGCGGCGCGATCGCCGACATGATCCCGAAGATCCTCGCGACCGCGCAAGCGATTCAGGGCGCGCTCGGACCCGTCATTGATTGGCTTGCCCCCATCGTCATGAGCGCTATCGGAACAATCGTCAACGTCATTAACGACGCTCTCACGATCATTCAGGGTGTCGTCATGGTTATTCAGGGGATTTTCACCGGCGATTGGCAGATGATCTGGGACGGTGTAAAAACCATTGTGGACGGCGCGATTAACGCCGTCGTGAACCTGCTAAGCGGACTGTACGACATGTTCAAGACGCAGATGGAAACGATCGGAAGCACGCTGAAAAGCCTCTGGCAAGGTGCATGGGATACTGTGACCGGCTACCTGTCGTCCGCTGTCAGTTCGATCGGCTCGACGATCGCCGGTATCCCCGGTCGCATTACGAGCGCACTCGGAAATGTCGGCTCGATGCTCTACCAGGCCGGTGTTGACGTGATTCAGGGCTTTATTAACGGCATCGTCGCGAAGGCCGGTAGCCTTGCCTCGTCGATCCTCTCGACCGTCAAGGGCGGTGTAGACGGCGTTCTGTCCTACCTGGGAATCAAGTCGCCGTCACGTCTTTTCCGCAAGATTGGCGTTCACACGGGTGAGGGCCTGATTCTGGGCATCAACGACCAGGCGAACGCCGTAGCCGAGGCCTGGGCGGGCCTCATGGATGTTCCCGAGGTCCCGCGCGTGCACGTGCCCGCGCCGTCACTTAACGCTGCGCCCGCACACGGCGGCGGCGGAAACACCTACCAGATCACGATTAACGGCGTGCTCGATGGGGCGGACGCGGCCCGCCGCATCCGCAACCTGCTTGCCCAGTACGACCGGATGACCGGCGTTGCACAGATTGGGGCTCGCTCATGACCATGACACCGTACGCCGTCCGTATCAACGTCGCCGGTCGCGACCTCGCAACAAGCGCAAACGACCTTCGCGCGGGCATTCCCGCCGTTATTGACGGTTTGTCCTTCCAGTGGGGACGCGAAACGCGCCTTGACCAGCCCGCGCCGGGATCGCTTACAGCGACGCTGCTTGTGCCGCCCGAAGCAGCCGCCGCCGCCCTCGCTCATCTCGACCCCGGCGCGCGCGTGCTCGCCTACACCTCATATGCCGAAAATGCCAGCTCTACGGGCTTCGTTGAATACCCTGACCCTCAGTTCTGGCAAGCACTTAGGACCGGTGACACAGCCCTCGTCTCGCCCGGCCCAATGGCGGAATCCTCACAATTAGGTGACCAATGGGGCGGCCTCGGGCGGTACGATCCGTCCGCGCCGTTTCCTGTGCGCTTCGAATACAGCGTTACGCGAGTGTTCAAGCCTGCGACCATGGTCGCGCGGCCCGTCTACTTCCGCACGATCCGCGACCCTCATCCGGCCTATGGGCCATGGACTCCCATCCCGACGGAGATCGGTCGCCACGTGATCGGCCCCGCCGCATCGACGCGCGTCCCGCTCGATCCCGCCTACTCGGGGTGCTTCGTTGGCTTTGAATTGCAGTGCGTGCAAGCGGGCACCTCGCGTTTGCAGGACCACGCAAACCGCCTCGCAGACCATACCGAGCCGTTGCGTAATACCGAGGGCATATCTATTGAACGCGCATTTATCTACACGCCGCGCAGCTCGCGCAGCGAATTCACGATCTTCAGCGGGCGTGTCATGTCCGCCCCGATTACCTGGGACACCGATAGGCACCTCGCGCGCATCGTCATGACCGCGAATGAATGGACCGTCGATCTCAAAAATACGACGGTTGGCGACAAGCCATGGCCCCCCGAAACGACCTTCGCGCGGCTCGCGCGGATTACCCAGGCCGCCGGCATCCGCCGCATGGTAAGTACCGGAATCGCCGTTGAAACGGTCGCCGCCGCCCGTGACGTTGATGCACGCCCAGCGCTCGACCTCATTCACGAATACGCGACCGCACGCGGAACGGTGGCGTGGCCGTTGCACAACGATACGTTCGGTGAATTCCTACAGTTCGAAGCCGAAGATTCACGAATCGGTCTCCTGCGCCTTAGTTACGAGCCGGACGGAACCGCTTATATCTCAGTTAAGCAAGGCGAACGCGGCCCATGGAAAGCGCTTGCGCTCGATGCGTCCGCAATCCGCGCCGACGGGATCACCGTCGATCGCGATGTGGCAACACTCGCGACGAAGGTCCGCATCTCGTGCAAAAAGGTCACGCCGCCGCGCGAAGGTGGCCCATCTATCGACAGCCCCGAAGCGTACGAAGATCACGAGGTAACCGTTTCCGACGATGGTCGATTCACGACCTTCGGCGCGCATGAGATTCAGGTTAGCGCCGGGATTCTCGACAAATCGGATACCGTCGCTTACCTGTTCCGCAACGGTGGGCAGCCCCCCGAAGATCTCGCGAGGCGCATCCTCACGAGATCCGCGCCGGGCCAATGGAAGATCGCAGGCATGACCGTTGACACGCGCGCTGCGTCGGTCTCAACCGCCGATCTAACGCGTCTACTAGAGATCTCGAAGCGGCCCGGCCTTGCGATCCTGCTCACCTCACTTCCCGAGTGGATACCCGGCGCGCCCGCGATCCCTGTTTACCTCGAGGGCGCGCGCGCATCCTACGAGCGCAGCCATTGGGTGATCGACTTGACGATTACGCACGCCAGTGCGCAAGCCGGGGCCGTCACGCTCGCTCAGACCGCCCCGCATATTCTGACCGACTTCCGAAATCTCACGCTCGCCGATATGGCGACCGCATACGCATAGAAAGGACACCTCATGAGTGGAAAAACCGCACGGCACAAGATCGAATATCCTGTACCGTCTGACAAGGTTGTCGATGTCGCCGCGATCGGGCAGCGCGCCGCGAACACGATTGACACCCTACTGACCGCCGCGTCCGACCGTATCCAGACGGGCAGCGTCGCGCTGAATCAGCTTTCGCCCGGCGAACAAACCAACACCTACACAGTCACGTTCGCAAAGCCGTTCACGGCACTTCCCGTCGTGATCGCACAGTCTGAGAACCAGCGCCATAACGTCGCGATCTGGAATGTCAGTTCGACCGGCTTTAGCTGGATGGTCCTTAACAACACGAACGGCACGTCCGCCGCCGCGTCTGTTATGTGGGTCGCGATCGGCGTATAAGGGGACAAACAGAGATGACACCTGCACAGATCTTCGCCGCGCGCCTCTACTGGATGTGCGCAGAAGCAGACGGCGGCTACTCGCAGCCGAATCGCCTCGACGTTGCCCGCACGCGCGGAATCACCGACGGCTACTTCACGTTCGAATGTGACTGTTCAAGCCTCGTTCTCGAAGCAGCGCGGCAAGCGGGGTACTCAACGGGCCTCGCGTCCTACACCGGCGATATGCGCCCGCAGCTCGAAGCCGTTGGATGGACCGTGATCCCGATCGGCGGCGGCTTCGATCCCGCCGCGCTCTACACCGGCGACGTTCTCCTATCGGAGCGCGACAGCGGCGGGGTTGGGCACACCGCCGCCTATATCGGTGACGATCGCCTCGCCGAAGCGTGGATCGACGGCCTCGGAGATATCGGCGGTAGCGCATGGGGCGATGGCCCCGGCGATGATACCGGCGGCGAAACCCGCGTCGTCAACGTCTGGGATCACCCCTACACGGTCGCCGGTCGATGGACCCACATCCTACGCCCGCCCGCCGCCGCAACCTCCGCAACACCCGCAACCCCAACCCATACAAGCAAGAAGGGAAACCCTCGCATGTTCACTATCGAATACCCGTCTATCTACGGCATTACCGGCTACGCGCTCATCACTGAGAGCGCCGGGGCCTTCGCGCTCGATCGCGTCGGCGCGCAGGTCTATAACGACGTGCTCCCCATGACCGCCGTGCCCGCACATCACGCCGAAATGATGATCCGCGAGGCATGGGAACGCCATAACGCCGTTGCCGAATCTACCGCGGGCACCACGCGCGTCGATATCGACGCGGCGACCGCGAAGATCCTGAACGCCGTCAACAAGGACGGAGGGGATGCGAAGTGAGCGACCCGAAGCACGCCGCAATCACACCCCAACCTATCGACTGGTTTACTCCCGCCCGCCGCCTCTGGGCGTATCGAATTTGCGCCGCCGTGATCGCGATCCTGATCGCTTACGGCGCGATCGACTCCAATAAGTCCGCGCTCTGGCTCGCGCTGATCGCTACGGTCCTTGGCTTCGGCGCGGTCGATATGCATGTTCCGCGAGACGGCGGCGGCGCATGAGCTTCACCGCCGAAGTCATCACGGCCCTAGGTGGCTTGACAGGATTCTCAAGCGTGATCGCCGCCGTCGCAACGTTCGTGCAAACGAAACGGATTCACGCGCGCATCACGCCGAATCACGGTTCTAGTCTCTCGGATGGTGTCGATCGGATCGAAGCGAAGCTATCAGAGCATGGGGAAACGATCCGCCGAATCGAAACCGAGCAGACCAAGACCGCCGCCGACGTTCTGATAGCTCGGCACTCGGTCGAATCTCTCGCGCGCGAGGTGAAGGGCCTCGGTCACGAGATCGGAGACCTGCGCTCGACCCGAGACCGGGACCATGGCGATTATGACGAGCGGATACGCAAGCTAGAAGCGTCGCCGCGCTAGACCGCCGCGCTCATCGCCGCCGCTCGCAGCGTATCCTCATCGACCGCAACGTACCGCTGCGTTGTCGCAACCGACGCGTGACCTAGAAGGCGTTGAACGCTGACTAGGTCACGCGTCGCCTTGTTGACGACGGTCGCGAACCGGTGACGCAGTTGGTGCAATGTCACGCCCTCGGGTAGCCACTGCGAACCGAGTTTGCCGACGTGCCGCGCCGTCATGTGAGAGCCGCCGGGGCCGGGTAATAGCCAGTCACGCCCCGCTAGGACGCGCTCGACCTCGCGACCAAGCGACGGCGATAGGGGAACGAGCCGGACGCGATCGCCCTTGCCGTGCACAACAAGGGTGATACCCGCGAGGTCTGCGAGGAGGTCGCGCCGGTGCACGCGGGCGATCTCGCCGCGTCGCAGACCGGCCTCACCCGCAAGCCGTAGGATCACGTGCCCGCGCTCATCCGCCGCCGCGAGGGCATCCCTATACGCTCGATCGGTCGCCGGGCGCGGAACAGCCGGGCCGGGCTTGATCGACGGAAGGGCACCCGTCGGATCTTCCGCGCAAATCCCAGCATCGACCGCCCAACCGTAGAAGGCACGAAGGGATGCGTAGTGCGATCGCCGTGTCTCGCGCGCCCACTCGCGCGCCCCCGCCCACTCGACCAGGCGCGCGGCGCTGACCATGCCCGGCCCCGGTGCTCCCGTCTGCCTTGCGAATCTGCGCAGGTGTTCTGTTCGCGTCTCTATGCTCGCGCTCGATCGCCCTGCAGCTCGAAGGTGCACGGCCCATGTCTCGATCGCCGCCGACCACGCGGCGGGCACTGCAAATCGTTTCATGGTAACTATGCTGCGCTAGGGTCGCTCCACTCTGGTTTATCCATGAGTTTCACCACATTACGCGGCGTTTCGCGCGGCTCGCGATCGCCCTTGCCGTCGATTACTAACCAGAAGGTTGGGGGTTCGAGTCCCTCCGGGCGCGCAGCGGCCCCCCTCGGTGCGATCCACCGGTGGGGGTTCTGCGTATCCGGTTCGCTGACGAGCCGCGCAACCGACGTTCCCAGCAATTCAGCAACGCTGTCTAGCTCGTCTAGTTGCCATTTATGCACGCCGCGCCAACGCGTCGTGATCTGATTCTGCGACATGCCAAGCGCACGCCCGAACGCGATCTGTGTGTATCCGAGGCGCGCGGCTTCGGCTCGGATGTTCCCTGCGACGATATCCCCAGTAGAGCGCTTTACGCTCATCACTTGTGCGGTGCTCATGCACATAGACTAATGGATAAAACGCTAACTGACCATGTGTGCGCATTTAGATAATCGGCAATCCTTGTTGCAAACATGTGGAAAAAGCATTAGATATGTGTGCATGTCATCAAACCAATTGCTTGTGTCGCACGCTGTCCGTAGCTTTATGGACGCAAATCACATCACGCAGGGCGGCGTTGCCCGCATCCTCGGTGTGAATCAAGGTCAGGTATCCGCGCGACTTCGCGGCGCGACCCGTTGGTCTCTCGATGATGTCGATCGGCTTGCCGCCGCCGGTGTGCCGATCGCTCTGACCTCCACTGATCCCAAGGAGACTAACAATGAAGCGCGCTGACCATGTGAAGCGCTACCGCATCGACTGGATTCAGTTCGGCGCGGCAATCACGACCCTTATTGCTCTCGCCGCCGTCATGTGGGCGGTGTTCGCTCTCTATATCGCGTGGCCGGTCGCAACGCCCGGCATGGTGACCGCCCTCATCGCCTCGGGTGTCTGGTCGCATCGCCACGAAGCAAACGCCGAACAGGAAGGGCAAGGACAATGATCGACGACGCAGACGCGGCTATCGTCCGTTCCCTCCTGCGCAAGACGCAAGCAATCATCAGTCAGTTGGTTATTGCAGCAACTAAAGACCCCTACGCGCTCACAACCAAAGAAGCCGCCGACCGCATCCGATTCATCGACGCGTACACGACGGTTGCCATCCGCTACATGATGGAAGGCCCGAAGTCATGAGCGCCCCCGCATTGCGCCCGTCGCCTGCGCAGGACGTTCTACAGCTGACAAATAGCCTTGCTAAAGCCGGGTGGGGTTGCGACTTCGCCGCGCCCGCCTTCCGCGCGTCGCGCCTCGTCCTTCGTGAGCTTGCGAACGCGATGTACGCAGCCCGCCGTGGCCGCGCCGCCGCGATCGACATTACTGCACCACAGCTCGCCGACCGCACGGGATACACCGAACGATGGACGCGCGACGCGCTCGCGACCCTCGAAGCCCTCGGGCTTATTGAATGGCATCGCGGTGGAATCGTAGAAGGCACGCCAAGCCCGTCCCTGATCCGCATCGTGAAGACTGCCCTAGCTGATCTCATCTACACCGCGCGCGTCTGGCATGACGAAGTGATCGACGCGCGCGTGATCGCGACTAAAGCGCGCATCAGGGCAACGCTTAGGTGGCGATTCTGCAAAGGCCGTAAACGCCGCGCAAATCCCCATGCGGAAGTGACTTCACTCCTCCCCCTCTATGAGGGAAGGAAGGGCGCGCCCCTAGGGGCAGCGCAACCGGTCCTATCGTCCCTCAAGCAATCAGTTTCGCCCGCAACCACCGAAGGACAAGAGCAAATGCCTACACCCGATTCCGAATACATGCCGGTGATCTGCGGTCACGGCGCATCCGCGCCGCGATTCTGCAACGCCTGTCGATCCGAGGCGTGGCAAGCGCAGACAGCAGCCGAAAAGGAAAGACAGCGCATAGCAAGGGAAAGGGCCGCCGAAGCGGCCCGCCTCGAAAGCGAAAAGGCAACGCAACCGACTGCATTTGATCTCTACATGGAACAGACCTACCCCGGCGCTTCGCGCGCGCAGCTTGCACGCCTCGCAATGGAAGATCCTCGCGCCCGCGAACTTGCGAAGGAAATCGCATCATGAGTACGCCGAAACCAGACTGCAGGGCCGTTGTTGCAGACATCGCGATCGACATCGAATTAGCCGCGATGCGTGCGCACGAGGCCGTGAACGGTGATCGACCGTACTCGATGAGTAGCCCCCAATTCAAGATCGCAGGCATAGCCCTTGATATCGCCGCCCGCGCTCGCGAGATCCGAGACTTCATAGCCTCGACATATCCGCCGCCGCCCGAACCGCCGAAAGGGGATCAGCGATGACCAGTGATGCAATGACGGTAGCAGTCTCGGTCCCTACCGGCGGACGAGAGTTCTACACGCCCGAAGCGCTTGCCGAAGAACTGCAGATGAGTGTTGGCAGCCTCAAGACGTTGCGCTCGGTAGGGGGTGGCCCCCCGTTCGTCAAGATCGGGCGCCGCGTCGCTTACCCTGTCGTCGGTATCCGCATCTGGGCACTGCAGCGTATGCAGACGCGGGGCGGGCAGCGATGAGCGTCGCACATGATGCATGGCGTACGATGTCAGGTGCACAGCGCAAGCGCATCACTGACGTGATCTACAAGCGCGACGGCATGGTCTGTAGCATCTGTCATCTACCCGTGAGACGGGAAGAAGCAAGCGTCGATCACGTCGTGCCCCTATCGAAGGGCGGACCGTCAACGATGGATAACCTTCGGCTTGCGCATCGTCGATGCAATTCATCGAAAGGGAACCGAGCGCCTTCGGGTCGCGTGAAGTTCGTTGACGACGGTCGCGACTGGTTCGCGACGCGCCGCAACTGAATTTTTCTGATCGGTTAGTCTCCGTTCCACCCCGCGTCTGCATACGCTGCAGTGCCCAGATGCGGATACCGACGACAGGG